AAACCCAAGAGGAAACCCAAGAGGAAACCCAAGACCCAGGCACACACTCCGTGCCTGGGGCAACCAGCGATTCATTCCGATGAAAATGTGCAAGGCATTTTATCCGATCGCGGGTTCGCGGACGGCTTGGATTCCGTGTGTGCGGAAGGCGGAGGCGGGAACGGGATTTTGCCGGCGGCATGGGGATGCGATCTTTGGAGTGATGCTGGGAGCGATTGTTTACGAAGCGGCGGTGGATGAGGCGGTGGAAGTGGAGACTGAGAAGTGGCCGCGAAGAGAGGGAAAGATAGCGTAAAGGCGCCGATGAGAGGGATATCAGCTATCAGATATCAGGAGACGAGAAGAAGAGGTTGAAGAGTTGAAAGTCAAAAGTTGAAAGAATGGGAAACACTTACACAGAGGCCGCAGAGGGCACAGAGTTCACAGAGAAGAGAACCCAAGAGTGACCCAAGACCCAGGCACAGACTCCGTGCCTGGGGCAACCGGCAGAAAAGAGAAATCCAAGAGCACAGTCAGGAGTGACTGTGCCACAGGAAGAGAAACCCAAGACCCAGGTAAAAAATCGAACCTGGGGCACCCGGCAACCTGCAAGTTGATCCTGCTAGCGATAAAGAAAGTTCGAGAGGTGCCATGAGCGCCGCGTTTCGAGTGGGGATTCATACTTTCCGGACCCTGAATGATCCGCTGTCCGGAAATGTGTGCGTGGTAGGCGGATCGCCGCGACACAAGGGAGCGCGCAGAGCACATCACCCGGCGAAGAGCACTTCGCGAATGTCAACTGCTGGATCAGACGACGGAAGCGGACCAACCGCTGGCGGGAGTGCGCACACCTCCGCTGCACACGCTGCGGGCTGCGAACCGAGCGCTGATTTGGCAGGCGGCAACGGGAATGTGACGAAGCGCGCTCCTGAAAAAGGCAAAGAACAGTGGGTGCCGCTGCTGGAGTTTGCGGAGAAAGAGTTGCGGCCGATAGAGGCGTTTCCGCGAGATGCGCTGCAGTTTGTGATAGCCGTGAACGATGGAGTGCAGATGGTCGGAGTCGCGAAGGCGCTTCTGTCTCAGGACGATATCAAGGTGAAGCAGAGAGTGTTTGAGCAGTTGATGGAAATGGCCTACGGAAAGAACTCGCGCCGCGAAGACGAAAGGAAGCACAGGGTCATTGATATTCCGGGGATGACGAAAGATTGAGGAGGGACAAATGGCAAGTCCAAAGGTAGTTTTCATCGGAGAAGTGGCACAGATCGCGGGAGTGGGGGCGGTGGTGGCCGGCATCGTGCTGAGCCTGCATCACTGGGGCGCAGCAGCGGCCTTGATCGGGGGATTTGCGGCGTTCTTTGTGGGGAAAAAGCTGCGAGCATCGTAGGCGGAGAGGATCCACCGGGTGGACGACGAGTACGATCTTGGAGAAGTGTACCGGGCCTTTGACAGGCAGCGAGAGTTTCACAATTCCAAGAAGAAATACCGGCTGTTTGGCGGAGCGGCAGGGCCAGGCAAGACAAAGGCCCTGTTGTGGGAAGCAATCCGCAAGGCGCTGTTGAACGATGGGTGCGACACGCTGCTGTTGCGGCGCACATTTCCGGAGTTGGAAGCATCGTTGGTGGCCCAGTTCCGACGGGATGTGCCGCCGTCGTGGTTCCGCAGCTTCAACGAAGCGAAGCACATTGTTACATGGTGGAACGGGTCGACGACGCGATTTGGGTACTGCCGGAACGAGAATGATGTTTACCAGTACCAGGGCGCGGAGTTTTTGTTCATCGGGATTGATGAGCTGACGCACTTCACGCTGAAGCAGTGGCAATTTCTTACTTCCCGCAACCGGTGCCCGATTCCGGGGACGTTTCCGTGCATGGCGGGGGCGACGAACCCGGGGAATATCGGGCACGCCTGGGTGAAGGCGCTGTGGGTGGACAAGGAGCCGCCGACGGGATTTGAGCGGCCGGAACAATACGATCCGGGGGATTACGACTTTATACGGGCGCGGATTGCGGACAATCCGATTTATGCGAACGATTTGAATTACCGGAAGACGCTGGAGGCGCTGCCGGAACAACTGCGGAAAGCGTTTCTGGATGGGGATTGGGACGTCCTCTCGGGACAGTATTTCGATTTGTTTGAGATTGGACGGCATACAGCGCGGCCGGAAGAGATCGGGATGCGGGAATGGTGGCCGCGGTGGGTATCGATTGACTGGGGATTTCAGCATCCGAGCGCGGTGTATTGGCATTGCGGGATGCCGAAGGGGATAGCGAACAGTTATCAGCGACCGGCGAGCAGGCAGGAAGTGGCGAGAGGACAAGACGCAGGGAGCAAGCCTGGGTCCCTCGACTCCGGTCTGCAAACTGCGCAGACCTCCGCTCGGGATGACAGATATTCATTCGGCGCGGGGGGCGAGGCTGCGGCGAGGATTGTGACTTACCGGGAGTTTGTGCAGAACGGATTGTCGCCGCGGATGCTGGGGCAGGCGATTGCGGAGCGGTGCAAGGGCGAGAAGATCCAGGAGATATACCTTTCGCCAGATGCGTTTGCACACCGGACGAGCGAGGCTTCGATTGCGGAGCAGCTTGGAGAGGTGCTGGGGGCGAACGGATTGCCGCGGCCCACGCGGGCGGATGACGATCGGGTTGGCGGATGGCAGTTGATGTATCAATTGCTGGAGCAAGACGCCTGGGTGATTACGGAGAATTGCACGAAGTTGATCGAATGTTTGCCGCAACTGGTGCGGGATAACCGGCGGGTCGAGGATGTGCGGAAGATGGAAGGCGATGACCCGGCGGATGCGGCGCGGTATGGAATAGTTCCCGGCGCGAGATACGCCGGTGTTGGGGCATCCGCCATGGGCGGACCCGGGGCGGGGCAGGCTCCGCCCCTTTATTCTCAAGTGCGATTCGTGCCGGGGATGCCGCTTGGGGAGCAGATTGCGCGACAAGTGACGGCGGAAGAGCCGACTTCGCGAGCGATCCAGTTTCAGAGGTTGGAGGCGGAGCGGAGGCGCGGAAACAGCTTGGGCCGCAGAGATTGCCGCGACGGCGGTGGAATTGGTGAAGAGCGAATCGGGATTAGAGCGGAGCGTCCGGATCGATTGCGCGGCGAACGGCGAGGCAGACCTCCCGCATGCGGCGGCTCGACAATGGGCGGGGAAGTCTCTCCCTAAGCTGAGATTTGCGGACCGTATTTATAAAGTAGCACTTTAGCCAGGAGGGGCCTGGCAGGCCGGATTCCCCTGCTTCGATCCGGATTACTGATGGGCCCTCAATGCCCCTCGAGCTAAAGGGAACGACCAGGACGGAGTCGATGTGGCGGCTGAGATTGCGCCTATCGACGGAGAGTATGACCACCCAGTGGCGAATGGGAGGGTCACCGAGATAAACAGTCCAAATCTCCCCACGGCGGCAGGCTGGCCAGGGAGGGTTGGCATCACTCATCGAAGTTCACCTTACCTGATTCGTGAGCCAGTGCAAGTCCCAAGGAGCTGTCTTCTGCGATGTCCTCCTGTGACAGAGACTCGTAGTAGGCGGCGGTGGCGGCCTCCAATTTCTTGCGCGATTCGGCGCGGCGCGCGACGGCGACGGCACGGTCGACGGCTTGGGCTAGATTGGCGGCCTTGCCCCGGCGGACGAGGGATTTGAGGAAGGCGTCGGTCTCTGGGGCAACGGTGGTGGAGATTTTGCGGCGGTTCGCACGCGTTGGCATGGTTCGTCCTCTACAGGAAGAGTATAGCACGCTATCCGACATTTGTAAGATACTTTGTCTGACACTTTGACTGACATGAATATCGTTTGCAACGCACTCCGCGGCTTCTTCAAGACTCGGTATGTGGGGATGCTGGAGGAGGAAGTGGGGCGGCTGCGGGGGGAGAACCGGGCGCTGCTGAATTCGCTGCTGGGGACGGCGGGGTTTCCGCCGGTGGAGTTTGCGGAAGTGGTGAAGCCGGTGGAACTGCCGCGATTGAGGAAGAGGTCTTGGCAGCAGGTGCAGAGGAAGAATGAGTTGGATGCGATGAAGGGGTGAGGGCGCCGGTAATTCCAGGAACAAAAACAAAGATTTAACGCAGAGGACACAGAGACGCAGAGTTCGCAGAGAAGAGAAACCCAAGAGCACAGACAAGGGAAACCCACGGCAAACCCAAGAGCATAGTCCCTTCGGAACTCAGGGCAAGCAAGAGTGACTGTGGCACAGGTGCGGAGAACACCTCGAGGATAGAATTCACAGAGAAGAGATTGTGAGAGACGGCATGGACAACGCGATTACAGATTGGGAAGCGGGGATGACGGCGCCGGCGGATGGGAATGCGGGGGCGGGAGACGCCGCGAACCTTGTTATGAAAGGCCTCACCCCTGAAGGGGTGAGCTACAGGGCTGCGGATTTGGGGCCGAACTTTGAGAGGTTGGAGGAGGAGCGGCCGGAGTTGGTGAACGCGCTGCGGGAATTGGTGCGGCAATACCGCGTGGAGGGCGTGACGGCGCGGATGCATGAGATACGGCGGATCCGGCAGGCGCGGCTGTTCTGGCAAGGGTTGCAGTATGCGTGGTGGAACCCAAATGACATGAACTGGCATTTGCCGTTCGAGCAGAAGTTTAACGATGACCGGGCGCTGGAAGAGATGCCGCGGTACCAGTTTGTGACGAATTTTTACCAGGGATTTGGGCTGTCGTTCGTGGCGGTGCTTTCCCAAGATGTCCCAAGCGTGCGGTTCTACCCCCAGTCTGCACAATCGCTGGTGGATATTGCGGCGGCGAGGGCGGCTAGCGATGTGGCGGAGCTGGTCGAGCGGAACAATCATGTGGAGCATTTGCTGACTTCGATTGGGTATTTTTTGTGGACGGATGGGAAGCTGGGCGCGTATGTGCGGTACGTGAAGGATGGGCAGCGGTTTGGGTTTCGCGAAGAAGAGATTTTGGAGGCGGTGGAGATACCGCTTGGCGTTGACACGTGGGTTTGCCCGAGCTGCGGGAAAGAGTCGCCTGCGGGTGGAGGAGATCAGATATCAGATATCAGCGATCAGGAAGCGGGGGGTGGCGACCAGGAAGAAAGTGACGAGTGGCCCGCCGAAGGCGGGAGTGGCGAGCGAGGAGGCGAAAAGCAGGTCCCTCGCCAGACGCGGCGGGCTCGGGACGACAGGTACGGATTGGGCGATGGTGATGGGGCGGTTAGTGATGGGGTTGGGGAAAGCCTCACCCCTGAAGGGGTGAGCTACAGGTGCCCGGGATGCGGGGCAGAGCTGGGGGAGAAGGATTTGCGGAGGGCGGAACGGGTGACTGTGCCGCGGGTGGTGGAGACACGGCGGGTGGCGAATGGGCAGGAAGTGATTTCGATTGCGGGCGGGCTGGAGTTGAATACGCCGGTGTGGGCGAACGAGATGCACGAGTATCCGTACCTGCAATGGCAGGCGGAAGTGCACCGGGCGAAATTGAAGGCGGCGTATCCGCTGGCGGCGGGAAAGATCGAGTCGGCGCCTTCGCAGGGGCCGGAAGATGTGTATGCGCGCGTGTCGCGGCTGAGCGTAGAGCAGGGATTGCCTTCGATTCATCCTGGCGACGCGCTGATGAACTTGATTACGTTTGACCGGACGTGGCTGCGGCCGTGGGCGTTCTACGGGATTGAAGATGAAGAGGTGAGGAACGAGTTGCTGGCGCTATTCCCGGATGGTTGCTACGTGGGGTTTGCGGGCGATGTGTACTGTGAGGCACGGAACGAGAGCATGGACGATCATTGGCGGGTGCTGCACGCGCTGCCGGGGGACGGGCAGAACCGCCCGAGCGTGGGCGATTCGCTGGTGCAGGTGCAGGAACGCTACAACACATTGAGCAACATGCAGGCGGAGACGTACGAGTACGGCATACCGCCGATTTATGCCGATCCGCAAGTGTTGGACTTTGATGCGCTGGCGAACCAGGTGGCGGAGCCTGCGGCGCACTTTCCGGCGCGCGCGCGGCCAGGGCAACCGTTAGCGGCGGGATTTTTTCAACCGGCGCCGGCGCAAGTGCCTCCGGACATGATTCGTCACCAGCAGGATTTAATTGGGCCAGTGTCGCAGTTTTTGACGGGACTGTTTCCCGCGGTGTTTGGCGGAAACATGGAGGATGTGAAGACGGCGAGCGGGTACGCGATGGCTCGCGACCAGGCAATGGGGCGATTGGGATTGGTGTGGAGGCGGCTGAAGCAGTTTTATGGCGAGGTGATGCTGCTGGGCGTGGATTGCTTCCGGAAGAACAGGCCGGAGGACGTGGATGTGCCGCTGCTGGGGCCGGACGGGACGCTGGACGCGCGAATGATTCGCGTGGGGGATTTGAAGGGGAATATCTGCGTGCATCCGGAGGCGGATGAGACTTTCCCGCGGCTGAAATCGCAGCAGAGAGGCGTGCTGCAGCAATTGTTTGGGTTGAAGGATCCGCTGATTCAGGAGGCGCTGGCGGATCCGGCGAATCTTGGGTACATCAAGAATGTGCTGGGATTGACGGAGCTGGTGATACCGGGGGAAGACTCGAGGAACAAGCAGTTGCGGGAGATACAGGTGCTGTTAGGGAGCGCGCCGATTGTCGTGGGGGCCGACGGGCGAAACTCGAAAATGGAAACTCGAAATTCGGAAGAAGAGCCTGGGTCGAATGCACAGCTTATGCCCATCGTGCTGCCGTCGGTGGCAGTGGATTTGCTGATGGATGAGCATGCGGTGGAGTTTGAAGAGTGCAAGCGGTGGGCGAATTCGGGGGCGGGGCAGTCGGCGAAGATGACGAACCCGGTGGGGTTTGCAAACGTGCGAGCACATGCGGAGGCGCATTTGCGGGCGATGCAGGGGAACGCCGCCAAGCTTGCCCCAAACCCTTGACATAGGAGGGGTTGCGGGATAGGGTGCACCAAGTTGCCTGCGAGACGCGTCTAAGTGTGTAATAGGAGTAGGGGATTTACAATGCCAGTCATGAGTCCAAAGGCGCGCATCAAGGCCCTGCGAGAGGCGGGAGCTGGTACTTGGCTCGCGTTCTCTGAAGATGAGTCGCGGGTGGTTGCTACCGGAGCTACCTACGATGAAGCTGTCCAGGCCGCGGAGAATGCGGGTGAAAATGAACCTGTTATTACGTGCGTGCCAAATGACTGGGCTCCGCGGGTTTTCTAGTGATCAGGTTACCGTGCAAAGTATGGCCAACCCCAACGCCGCATCCCGCTTTTCCGAATGAGATATATCATTGGGCTCCTATTATTAATGTGCGTTTGATCCACAAGCATGCGCCTCCGAGCAAGTCAGTAGGGCAGGAAAAGGGTAGTTTTTAATTCGACAGTGGTTATGGTGGAAAGTCGCGTCTGCGCTATCGTGTAAAGGGATATGCGCAAGTCACCAAGAATGGTATAGTTAAAAAAAGTATGGAACCATGGCCGATCATTAAACTCACTTTGATTCACTGCGGCGTTGCCTTGGCAGTGAGCGCGATATTTGCTATAACACTCTACCTCTGCGGCATTCTGTTCCCGCCGGATTTCGGAGTGGTTTGGTGGTTCAAGAAAATTGATCTCATGCTGGCGATAATCACACCAACTGCTCTCGCAATCATATTTCTGAGTTCTCTTTTTCGTATCGTAGCAGACGCCGTAATTGCGGCGTGGAAAGGATTTCCTGATGGCAATACAAGTCACAGTCTGGTCTGAGACTCGTCGCGCTATTGCACAATGGATTGGTATTGTGCTGGCGTCAGTCTTATCAGGCTTGCTGCTAGGCATACTTTTGCGTCAAGGCGTGAGCGACAAATTGGCCTTGGAGGTTGCTCTACCAGTGGGCTTCCTTCTAGCACTCCTGTTCTGGATTTCGATTAGCTATTGGTTTTCAACCAGAAGCGTCAGGATTTCCATGGTTGTAGCTCTTTCGTCCAATATTCCAAACTTTGAGGGGGACCCCATAATAAAAGGATATCTATATCAGGTTCCACCTACCATTCCAACAATGGCCCCCCAGTTTGAAGCTGCTCAGGTCGCGGGATAGAGAGTGAAAATAGATGCCCTTTCCAGCTTTTGATTTCTGTCTCATCTGTGATGGTGTTCGACCAGAGATCGGTGGCAAACTGACTATCCTGGGCTTTTACGGGTCTGCCCCGAACGTAGAGATCGTAGTTGGCAATCCTGCCGCGCCTGTAACTGTAGGATTGGTTGCTGGTTTCCCGGCCGTAGCTGATGTGCAGACGGTCTATAACTACTCGTTTGTTATAACCAAACCTGACCGCACCGTACTTCAGCGGACGCCCGCTACTAGACTGAACATTGCCCCCAATGGTCGGGGCCTTGTCGTTTTTGGATTTATCATTCCTCCGCCAATTGTTTTTGGCCCGTATTCCATTCGTATTTTGGTTAACGATGAGCCCAAACTAGATACGAGCATTCGCGTGCGCCAAGCTACACCAGCAGAACTAGCTTCTTTAGGCATTGCGCCACCTGTCGTTGGCAGACTAAATTGAAGCCGTCAACACACAATTAGAGCACTACCCAATTGAGTGCTGGGTTGACTCAGGCTCACATGTTTGTCTCTTTCATGGCAGTCTGTGTCATTCGCTGGGTATCAAGCGAGTCGAAGACGGTGTCAAAGAAGAATTTGGCGGGATTTTTGGGGATTCCACGCGTCCAGTTTATTACCACAAGTTGAAGATCATAGTCGTCGCAGAGCAGTTTGAGACAATGGCCGAGTTTTCCTGGGATTTGACCGTAGCAGGGATTTTGGGCAGGCGCGGATTCTTCCAGAATTTCATTACAAGGATAGATTCGTCGCAAAACCCACCGTGCATCGAGTTGGAAAAGATCGTTTCGCATTGAGAATGCCGGCACATCGTTGAGTGATCGCCGCAATGTTCAATGCGGTCAAGCACCCTAAAACTACCTGAAAGATCGTTTTGTTGGAGTGAGCGAATGGAACAAGTGTCTTCAATTACCGGAAATGGCGCTGGGCGGGAAGTGTTCGCGATGACGGATGAGCAGATATTGGAGATGGAGCCGCTGGAAGAAGTGGCGAGTGACGAGTGGCGAGTGGCGAGTGGACAAGACGCTGCGACCATGCCCCGGTCCCTCGACTCCGGTCTGCAAAATGCGCAGACCTCCGCTCGGGCTGACAGGAATACCCCGGCGGATGGGGCTAAGGAATCGACTAGGGAGGGCCGTACCCCTGAAGGCAAGTTTGGTGGAGGGGTTAGGGAAGGCCTCACCCCTGAAGGGGTGAGCTACAGGGAGGGGACGGCGGCCCAGGAGCCGCCGAGGTGGCTGGCGGAGCGGATGCGGGATCCTTGGCATGGGGATGAGGCGAAGGAGTTGTGGGAAGGGGCGGTGCAGGCGCGGGAGGAGGCGGCGGCTTATCGCGAGGCGATTGGTACGCCGGAGGAGGCTCGGGCGCTGAAAGAAATTTACCCTGGTGGAGTGAATGAGGCGAAGACGGCAGCGGAACGCGCGCGGCAGTTGGAGGAATTTGATACGGCTTATTTTGGAGCGGTGGGGAGGCCAGCAGAGGAGTTGAGCGCGGCGCGGGCGCAATTGGCGCAAAGATTGATGGAGCAGGATCCAAGGGCGTTTCGGGAGATGGTGGCGACGGGAGTGAGGTTGCTGGAGGGGAGGGGGAATTCGGCGGCGAACGGTGGGGCGCGCCAAGACGCGGGGAGCAAGCCTGGATCCCTCGACTCCGGTCTGCAAAAAGCGCAGACCTCCGCTCGGGATAACAATTCTGGAGTGGGGCGCGAGGCGGGGGATGTTGTCGGGAGAGGCCTCACAGCGAATGCGGATCGCACGGTGGACATTGTTGGGAATGGCCTCACCCCTGAAGGGGTGAGCTACAGGGACGGGAGAGAGCGCAGCGCGAATGCGACGACGGTGCAGGAAGTGCCGGCGGGTTATGTGAGTTTTGAGAAGGCGGCAAATGGGGAGTTGGAGAAGAGCGTGGGCGGAACGATTGCGCGAGCGATCGAGAGTGCGCTGCCGAATTTGAAGAGCCTGGATCGCGCGGGGCGGGATGGGGTTGGGCAGGGGACACCTCTGCCGGAGAGATTGGGCGCGGCGGTGCGGGAGGAAGTGGAAGCGGCGTTGAAGAGCGACGCGCAACTGGGCGAGCAAGTGGCAAGGATTTTGGGGGCGCGGCGGTTTGACGATGCTACGCGGGCGCAGGTGGTGCGGGTGATTGATGCGCGGGCGCAGCAGTTGGTGCCGGGTGCGGTGAAACGAGTGGTGGGGAGTTGGACTACGGCAACATTGGGAACGCGAGGGAAGAGCCGGGCGGCGGAAGCGGGGTTAGGGGCAGGGAATGAACCGGCGGCGAATACTGCACCACGATCCGGGAAGATCGGGCAGAGTGCGGGGCGGAGTGAAAAGCAGGAAGCGCGGGCGCCTGGACGAACGGGGAGTCGCGGGCGAGTGGATTATGGGAAGTTGAGCGACGAACAGATTTTGGATTTGTAGAAAGAACTTAACGTAGAGTTCGCAGAGAACACAGAGTTCACAGAGAAGAGAAACCCAAGACCCAGGTAAAAAATCAAACCTGGGGCACCCCAATTCAAGGCAACCCAAGAGGGATTCATCGCACAAAAGGCGTGCGATGCAAAACCGTACCTCACTCCGCTCGGAATGACGGGGGGATGAGGGTTGCCTAAATGGGGTCGAGCAATGCTCGACCCCTACGCAAGTTAAGACAGATCACAACGAGGTTTTTGGCGCCTTCTCGCAAGACGCCTGCTTGCCCTTCTGAAGCGGGGCGGCACATCTAAGGAGAAATAACAATGCCAGCACAGCAAAACGCGAATGTCATCGCGTTGCAGCTCGAGAAGGTGCGCGACAAGGTACCTTTGCTCTATGAGCGCGACGACATTCTTTTGACGATGATTCAACAGCGCGGGGACGTGGAGAAGATTTCTTCACGAAACTTGCGCCTTCCATTGCAGGTGAATCCCGGTGGGAAGGCCGGGTCGTACAACGCGGATGGCGGAGATCTGGGACGCGGATCGGGAACGCAATATGACGTGGCTCAGGTGTCGCCAATATTCTTCCGCTTCGCGATTGAAATCACGAAGCTGGTGGAATACGCAACAACCGGACGGGAACGCGCGATCGAGAATGCGGCCAAGCGCGAAGTAGCGAACGGAATGAAGCAGTTCCGCGCCTTCCTGGACAAACTGATCCAGACGGCAGGGAACGGGGTACTGGGAACGATCAGCAACGTGTCCGGAACTACGTTCACCATGACCGTGCCTTACGGAGCTGCGTTGGTGTATCCCGGGCAAACGATCCAAATTTACGACACCACGTTGACGACCAACCGGAACATCGCAGCGAGCGTGACGACGACCGTGGTGACGGCGGACCCGATCACGACACAGCAAATCACCGTGGACAACGTGCCGACAGGGACGGTGGCGACGGATGTGATCGTGCACGACGGGTTGAGTGGAGCGCAGCCGGTGTCGTTGTATGGGATTAAATACCACCAGAACAACGCGACGACCGGGACGTGGCTCAACTTGAACCGCGCGAGCTATCCGGTGCAATTGCAGACGCCGCGCGTGAACGCGGGCAATGCCGCACTGACGCCGGCGAATGTGCGCCTGGCGATCAACAAGGTGCGGAAATCGTTGGGGATCAACCATCTGAGCAAGCTGATCGCGTACATGGCGGTCGAACAGGAACATGCCTGGGAAAATCTGGGCATCACGGTGAGCTCGATCATCAAGGAAGGCGGCGGCGGAAGCGCGAACGATTTGGACCTGCTGTTCACCGGCAGGAAGACGATGAGCGGGATTCCGATCAAGTCCAGCGTGAATGCGGACCAGACGCGGGTGGACTTTCTGGACCTGGCGCACTGGGGCCGCGCCGTGTTGAAAGACATTGATTTTTACGAGGTCAATGGCAACACGGTGTTCCCGATTTACGGAGCGAGCGGCGGACTGGCGGCGAGCTATATCTTTTATTTTGATACATCGTTTCAGCTTTTCTCGGACAGTCCGAGAAGCGGAGCGTATATCGATACGCTGGCGCGGCCAAGCGGGTACTAAGACAGGGAGGTGAAGGAGATAGAGGAGGTAGAGGAAGTGAAGGAGCAGAATCGCCTCGTGCGGTTAGGGCGAGGCCTTTTCCTTTACATCCTTTGCCTCATTTGTCTCCTTCACTTCATTTCCAAGAAGAGCGTCAAATGATTCAAGTTTTGCGAGAGAGACACGAGACGCCGGAGGAATTGGCGCGGCGGCTGGAAACTGCGGGCGGGCGGAACCGGTTTGGCGAGGCGAATTATCGGGTGATCTGGGGCTGGAACCGGTTGGCGTGGATTGGCGGGAAGTTTGAGGATCGCGACGCGCATGGATCGAGCATTATTGGGCAAGAATCAGGCAAAGATTCACAACGATGTAGAGAAAGAGAGAAGCAAAAATGGCGATTACGATTTCATTGAGCCCGCTGAATGTGGACTCGAGTGCAAGCAATTT